CTCCTGTATGCCCAGGTGTCCAAGCTTGGCGTAGAGGAGAAGAAGCTACTTTACAACATGGTTATTGCGATGTATGCTCAAGTTAAGACTAATGATTCTATTGACAAGGATATTTTTAGTAAATTTGGACTTGGTCGGTTGCAAAAATGGTTGTCGTCTATTATTGATGACAAGGATGAAGAAGGTTCAGCCTTTGCCCGGTTGTTTCAAGCAGTTAGTGCGCTAGTCCGTAAGGAAACGGAGTGAATATGATTGCTAAAAGAAGTAGGAGGATTTTGTTATGTCTCGTAAGCGTAAGCGTTTTGTGCGTAAGTTGCGCCCTCACAAAAGAATGGGCAAACGGCTCTCGAGTTACCGGAACTCTAGAGGTGGAATTCGGCTTTAAGTCTGGAGTGGATGATGCAATGCGTTCATCCAATCTGGATTAGAAATCCAAAGTACCCGCATGGTCCAAGCCAGATACTTGTTCCGTGCGGAAGATGTTTGCCTTGCCGAATCTTGAAAAACAAAGAATGGACGGTTCGTCTGATGTGTGAGCTCGAATATTGGAAGAGTGCTGTATTTCTTACTTTGACGTACGATGATGCGCATTTACCTGCGTCTCGGTCGCTTGTCAGACGAGATTTACAGCTCTTTTTCAAGCGTTTGCGCAAAGCTCTTGATGGTCGGAAGATTAAGTATTTCGCCTGTGGAGAGTACGGCGAGCGTTTCGAACGTCCACATTATCACGCTATTGTTTACGGTTTGTCTGCTTCTGACGTTCAGTTGGTTTCAGACTGCTGGTCTTTAGGTTTCGTCAAGGTAGGCTCTGTTACGCCTGCCAGTGTGCGCTACGTTTCCGGTTATGTCCTTAAAAAGATGTATGGACAGACTGCGGAGCAGGTATACACTGCGCAAGGTCGGATACCGCCCTATTTGGTCTGCTCTCAAGGACTTGGTAAACAGTATCTAATAGATAACTTCGACCGCTTGGATAGCGATGGTTATATTTCGTTGTTTGCGAAGAAGTACGGTTTGCCTAAGTCTTGGAAGTTGCTGTTGGATAGGACTATCCCCGAGATTCGTGAGTTACGTGAGCGGACGTTTCACCGGATTGCGTCTTTTTTGCGTGACCACGGATATGAATTCGAATCGGATGATGATGCACAGTTTGTATCATATCGCACTGCCCCCGAAAGGGAGCTTAATCTCGAGAAAAAACTGTCAGTTTATGACAGGAAACAAAGTTTGTAAGGAGAGAGTATGAAAGCTGTTATTTACACTGTTTTTGACAAGGTTGCTGACGAGTACGGACCGCTTTTCGAAGCGAAGAATGATGGTGTTGCAATGAGACAGTTTAAACATTTGCTCGACACTGTTGTCGTGGAAAATCGTGACGATTATGTGTTGTACTCGTGCGGTACGTTTGACCACGATGCTGGTGTTATGACCACTGATTGGGAAGTTGTTGCTTATGCTGGTGATTTGGATGACAAGGAGCAGAAAAATGACTGACGATAAGAAGAAAAAACTTCCTTCGTGTGTTGATTTCGGTCTGCGCTATTGGGAGCGTCTTCAGTCTAAGTTTGACAAGATGGGAGAAAATTGGATGGATTGGATGACTTCCAAAGTTCAGAAGAAGTGGTTCCTTGCTTGTTATGCTCGTGAACTTTTGGAAGGTCTGATTGATGGTGATGACGTGTATGACTATAAGTTGTTTTTTGCGCTTGGTTACAAGTTGATTGATTTGGTTTCTTCCGTCAATTTTGAGCTGATTAAATATAATAACGATAAGAAGGAGAATTAACTATGTCTTTTTCGTCTGTGCAGGATTTGCGCCCTCGGCGCTCTTCGTTTAATTTGTCTCATACTAAGTGCTTTGACTGTGATATGGGTCAGCTTATCCCCGTGCTTGTCCAGGAGTGTATTCCTGGCGATTCGTTTACGATTGCTAATGAAGCTGTTGTGCGCTTCCAGCCGATGGTTGCGCCTATGTTGACTCCGGTCAATATTGAGACTCGATATTTCTTCGTTCCGAATAGGCTTGTTTTTAACTTGAGTGCTGATGGTACTACTACTGGTGACCAGAGGTTTTGGACTGATTTTATAACTGGTGGTGTAGAAGGTACTGCGGATATTCAGATGCCTATTGTTATTGATAATAATATTGCGGTGAGGTATGCTCTTTGGGATTATTTTGGTTTGCCTCTTGGCAGTGGTAGTGTTAGTTCTTTGAAGGTATCACGTCTGCCTTTCCGTGCATATAATCTTATTTGGAATGAATTTTTTAGAGATGAAAATCTTCAAAATCCTATTGATTGTAATTCAATGAAAGTACAGCGTGTTGCATGGAAGAAGGACTATTTTACTTCTGCCTTGCCCTGGCAACAGCGTGGTATTTCGCCTGCTTTGCCTTTGTCTGGTAATGCTTCGGTGAATATCTCTTCGCTTACGTTTCCAGCTAATACGAATATTGGACAACTTAGGTCTCCGTTGCAGGCTTTTTCTGTTGGTAGTCTTGAACCTTATGCTTTGAAGAATGATGACCGTAATGTTCAGGCTAATCCTACTGTGCCTGTTACTGCTACTGCTCCTGTTGATGTTTCTCAAATTGCCACTTTTGATGTTTCTGACCTGCGCCTAGCGTTCCAGATTCAGAAGTGGATGGAGCGTAATGCCCGATGTGGTGTGCGTTATGTTGAATTCCTTCGTGCGCATTTTGGCATTTCTCCTCATGACGAGACGCTACAGCGCCCGGAATACATTGGTGGTAGTAAGTCGCCTTTGATTGTCTCTGAAGTCTTGCAGACGTCTGCATCTGGTGAAAATTCTACGCCCCAAGGTACTTTTACTGGTCACGGCATTTCTGCTGACCATACTTATATTGGTCGCTATGTAGCTCGTGAGTTTGGCTGGATTATCGGTGTGATGTACATTCGCCCGGAAGCTTCGTATTCCCAGGGTATTCCTCGTGGCTTTACCCGTGAAAGTCGCTATGATTTCTATTTCCCTGAATTCGCCAATCTGTCTGAACAGGCTATTGCAGAGAAGGAAATTTATGGTGTTCCTGGCACTTCACCGGATGTGCTTAACCGTATCTTTGGTTATCAAGGACGTTTTGATGAATTGCGTCATGCCCAGAGTAAATTCTGTGGTGCTATGCGTGATACGTTGAACTATTGGCACCTTGGCAGAACCTTTAGCGATGCTCCGAACTTGAACGGTGATTTTATCACTTGCAATCCTAGCAAGCGTATTTTCGCTGTGCAGAACATTCCAGAGGTTATTGTCAATTTCGCCAATATCATCAAGGCGGTTCGACCGATTCCTAAGGATAGTAATCCGGGTCTTATTGACCATAGTTAATTTTATGGAGGTTTATTATGTCTGAATTTGTGGTGAAAAGTTTTATTAATTACGTGCCTGACGTTAGTGATGCTGAAGTACCATCTGGAGAGTTGGTGACTGAACAGACTGGCTATCGTCCGGTATCTAGTATCGTTGAAGGCTTTATGCTTGCTGGACAGATGTTACAGCGTGCTAGAGCGGAGCAGTTTGATGCTGATGCTAATGATGCCAGGGATGATAAGGATATTCCGGTAGACCCTACCACGGACTACGATTTCAATGAAATGGATGCTGTCGATGCTCTTAAAAATA